TTTACAACTAGCAGAGGATTAAAAGATTGCGACCATGTTAAATAATTTCCTGATGTACTTGCACCACTTATACTGACTTCTGTTCTAACATTAGTTGAATCATCTGTATAAGCCACCTGAAATGCACTTTCATATATTCTAGGAATAACTTTTAATGTTTGAGGTGTGTTTGTATTAAGTACAATCATACTTATATAACGAAAATAAAAACTTTATTTGTAAAAATAAAAAAAGCACCCATATAGAGTGCTTCTTTTTTAGATTAATTAGAATGAATTTCTAATTAGGTACGATTTGAGTATTTGATCCTGATACTACCCCTGCATCTACAAAATAAGGTGCAGTTTCTTCAAGACCCTCCATTACTAAGGTAAATCCTGAAAGGTCGCCTGCAGCTGCTCCAGTTACAATTGTGCCCCCAGTTACCTCCATGCCATTCTCATAGCCACAAAGGAATTGATTTCCATAGTAATCTTCTACAACAATCACAGGTCTTGCGACTGCAATAAGTTGTAATTCATTTTTTGTTAAGTTATCTAAAAATGTTAAAGTCATATTTAGAGTTTGTGTATAAAAAGTAGTTCCATTATCTCTAGAACTAGTAATAGTTGTTTCTAATGAAGAATTTCCTTTTAAATCAAATTGAAACCAAGTAGGCGATCCTGAGAAAGCTGAAATGGTTTGATCAGCATCTACAGTTGCAGTGACAGGAAAATCTGCCATATAAACTGTTTTAATGCCACCAAAAGCTGATTTGCAAGGTACTTTTCTTCCTGTTGTCAATGCACATGCCATAGTATTATTTTTTTATTTAAAAAAAAAGGTAAGTAAGTAAAATCTCACTTACCTCTTTTTCAGGTTAATTTAATTTATTAAGAATAGTAAACTAGATCCTCAGAAATGCCATACTGCACAGAAGCTGAAAATCTCATTATCATTCTCACATTTTGCGATCCATCAATGTCCTGCATGTCTATGACCTTAACTTCGTTCATATTATTTAGCAAGCCACAGCCAAAGTATAAGTTACTTCTCTGAGCAGCAAACATTTTGTTAGCTGACATACCTGGGCAAACAAAAATCTTGACACCATTCACAGTTAATGATCCATTGTTCCACCATTGAGTTCCCTGATCATTCACACCTGCAGCACCTAAGCCATTAGCAGCAAAGCCACCTAATGCTTGAACATATGCTTTAGCAGTAGCACTTGGAATGTAGATAAATAAATCTTCTTTTCCATAAAGAGCAGATGGTATTGCATCCACTACTCTGCTTAATTCTGCAATAACATTTCCAGAGTTGATTCCACCACCAACTGCAGCAAGATCCTGACCTGCAGGAATATTGCCATCAGCAGTCATTAATGTTTCAAATCCATCATATTCTCCTGCATTTGCAGCAACTCCTGTGAAAATAGTTTGTTCTGTTTTCTGAGCAACTTGATTTGCTACATGAGCAAGCATAAAGTCGCTAAATTTAGGAGGTAAAGTTCTACCCATACCATAGCCCATGCTTTGAGCTTCCCAATCATTAATAAAATCTTTCTTACATAATTGAAGGTTAACTTGTAACTCAGTTGGCTCTATAATTCTTTCTGTTAGAGTAACACTTGAGTTAGGATTAAAGTCACAGCTAGCATCTGATACTACTGCACCTGTATCCAATCTTTTAATCACTTCTTTGTAAGCAATATTTGGTTTTACTGTTAGACCTCCATCATCAATTGTGGAAGCACTTAATAAAGCTGCAGCTATATATTCACCTGCGAACTCACCTGCATAGGTTGTCGTGATGTTAGTTGCAGTTGCTAATTCAATTTTTCTATTATTCATTTTATTTAATTTTTAAATTTTAATTTATTACGCTTCAAATGCCCAAATTCCCTGAGATCCACAAATTGCCCACTCAGTAGAAGATACTGCACATAATTCAACCCAATCTCCTTTTTTAGAAGTTCCTGCTGTATTTACAATATGCTTCCCATTTGCTCCTGCACCATTACTCGCTGCTGAAACTACTGAATCAGCCAAAGTGAATGATCCAATGATTTTATTGTTTGCATGAGGGTCTAGTGTTAAACCATGAGTTCCCCCTGTTCCTAAATTTCTAAATCTATAAGTTAGACCTACATAATTAGAATTTAATTCAGGTAATGTGTGAGTATGTGACCCACCACTTGAATTTTGATCTGCACCTGCATCTGATACTGAAATGGCTTTATTGCCAACTAGAGAATCTTGAACAGGTCTGTTTCTGTTTACATCATTTGATGAATATTTAAATGTGCTCATTTTTATTTATTTATTTTGTTATTTAATTTATTTAAAACTCTATCTAAAGTTGTTTTATATTGTCCTTTAGCGAAAACTTTTTGTTTAATTTCTCCAAAAGATGCTTCAGGGCTATGTTTGATTGGCTCTACAGCAGCTTCAGATAATTCTTCCTTAGAAAATTCTTCTTTAATTGTTCTGGATTTAGGTTGTCTATTGACTTCATTCTCCATTTCAACTTCTTCTTCTTCTTCCATTTTAGATTCCTTATCTTTTTTAAGATCTGAAATAGCATCTTCAAGATTTTTAATTCTTATTTCCATGCCTTTCCAATCAGCAACATCAGCTTCCTCATCCATTTTTTCTTCTTCTTTCTTTTCTTCTAAATCTTCTGTTTCTTCTTTCTTGTAACCATCCTCATCTTTTTCTTTTCCTGCATCTTCTTTTTGTGGTACATCATCAGATGGTTGTCTCATATCAGCAATCATGCCTTCTTCTTCAACAACTAATAATCTACCATCTTCTAAAATATACTCGCCCACAGGCATAGCAACTTTTTCATCATCTGTTTTAATAAATATCTCTTTTCCTTTTTCAAAAGAGTCAGCTTCTACAAGTGTGCCATTTTCTAACTTCTGTTCTTCAAGTTTTACTTCAAGATTCAAAAGTGTTTTTATTTGATTTATCATTTCTTGATTTTTCATAATATATAGTATAACGATTTTAATTTTTAATTTTGCATTTTTAACTTATTTTGGTTACAACACCAACTCCCTGATTCATAATGTCCTGATTACAGCACTTTCTTGAATAGGTTAAACTATCTTTACATAAACATGCTCTAGTTGATCCTCTGGGACTACTTCTAGCAGGAATATAATTTGTAATTTTTCTGTTCATTAATATATAGTTCTAGCTTTTGTTCCTAAGTCTACACCTGCAACATCTACTTCTTGAATAGCTTTTTCAAGATCTTTGAATCCTCCAATATTACTTGGTGCAACTCCTAAATCTTTCGCAGCTTTTTCTGCTTTCTGCATTAATTTAACTCCTCTGTCATAAAGTTTATCTCCAGATTCAGCTAATTTTTCTAATCTTTTTTCTGCTTTGTCTGCTTCTGCAAAGATTTTGTCAATTCTTTTTTTGAAATCATCTGCTTCTTTTTCGCCATTTTTCATTTCTTGGACTTTGCCTTTCATTTGGTTTATAAGTCCTTTAATGTCATCAGCTATTGCTAATTCAACTTTTGCTAATTCTGTTTTATCCTTTGGTAGTTTAGCTACTATCTTATTAAATTTTTCTGGTGTAATCATGATTGTAATATTTCTTTTATTTTATTAATTAATTTTTCATCTTTTGATAATCCAACAGAATCTTTTGGTCTTTCCATTTTATCAGCAAAGTAGCCCTCTATTGAGAATCCTTTGACCTTTCCTGTTTTTACATATTCATTCCAGACCTCGTCATTATTTACTTTGACTGAGCCCATCCATGTACCAACAGGCACATTCATGCCATATTTTCTAGATTTGTCAAACTTTGTATCCTCAACTATCCATGATTCTACCAATGTCAAACCATTCAAAGAATGTTGATGTTCTAAGGTTGAATTATTTTGATTTCCATTTTTAAGATATAATTGAGATGCTTTCTCAACTGTATCTTTTGAGAAATAAATGTAATAATCATCCTGATCATCTGAGTTTCTGAAAATAGGTTTATTAGGGATTAATAATGCTCCCATTAATATTTTCTTTTCTTTATTTATTTCTGCTAATTTAATTTCATCAGCTTTTAAAGCGACAAAATCTGCTTCAATAGCAGGAGATTCTACAATGCTTATTGCTTCAATCCCTGTCATTTCTTGATCTTCATCAAGCACTAATTCTACTATTCTCATAATATTATAACGAATTTAATTTTGTTTTTTGTATTTATAATGTTGCACCATCAACAATGTTCCTTTCTAAACTCTGTGCAGTAGTTACTTCACTTGCTACAACAAAGGTTTGTATTGGTTGCTGATTCTGACCTGCAATAATATCTGCAAGTTGATTTTCTCCTGTTCCACTAACAGATGTTAGGTCTGGAGGAAGTGATGCTGCTGATCCAACTGATGCTGTGGGTGTAGATATTTCTGTGCCACCACCAGATGCACCAACTGATGATGCTGCTGATTTTGCTTGACCAACTGCACTTTTTATTGCACCAATTATTCCAACTGCTTGAGCAACATAACCTATAATTAGAGGTATGTTAGCAGGAAAAGGTAATGCTGCAGAAGTTTTTGCTAAACCTGCTGCACTATCTGCTGCTCCCTCTGTTCCTTTTAAAGTTGCTTTTGTAACAGTTTGCTTAGCAGAAAATAAAGTTGATTTCATTTCCATTATCATTTCTTTTAATGCCAATGCCTGTTTTGCAACTAATATTGCTTTTCCTAATTTACTCTCTGCTCCTGCTATTGTAACTAGATCATTAAATGTTTTTTCTTTTTGTGCTCTTTTTTGTTCTTCTAATCCTTTTTCTGCTTCTGCAATTTCTGTTGCTCTTTCTAGATTTGTTCTATCTGATTCAGCCATAAATTCATCTAGAGCAATTTGTGCATCTACTTTTGCCTGAGTACCCTCATTAGCTTCATCTAATATTCTTTGTAATCTTGCCATCTGCAATTCTTGTTCCTCAGCATCAATTTCTTTCATTCTTTCTAACCTTAAAACATCTGATTCTATTTGCTCTGCATTTAATCTCTTTTTTTCTATGCTTAGGTTAGCTTCACTTTCTAATTTAGAATTTGTGAGTTCTATTTTCTCTTTGTCTAATGCTAAATCATTTGCTTTAAATTCTGATTCAAATCCTGCTATTGTTGCCTTTACTGCTGCCAATTCATTCTCTGCTTCTATCTGTGCTTTTTTAAACTCTATATTATTTTTGTCTTTTGCAAGTTGAGCATTTGCAGCATCCAGAGAAATTTGAGCATTTTCTAACATTAATTTTTGTTGTTTAGCTAGATTATCTCTCAAATCATTATTTGCTTTAATTCTATCATCAACGCTATTTCTTTCTTCATCTCTAATTTGTCTCAGTTTTTCATTCTCAAAATCAAACTGCTCTAATAAACCCTGATTTCTAGCTGCTGCAAGTTCTGCACTATTTGCTAATTCAACATTCGCTGCTGCTGTTTTAATAACTTCTTTTGTATAATTAGAAACTGATTTTGCAACTTCATCAAACGAATCATCCACACCTGTAAAGACATCAACTGTTTGTTTACCTGCTTCTTTGACATCTGCCATTGCACCAGAAAAATCTCCCTCAAATACTTTTTTTATTGCAGATCCTAAAAAACCTAAAACCTCTAATGCTTGATTAAATCTATCTATAATTCCTTGCTTTATACTATTAGAAAAATCTTTTAAAGTTCCTAATGGGTCTTTAAATAATGCATCCATGAATTGTTTAACCTTATCAATATTTCCAACTAAAAGATTTACTAGGTCATTTAAAACAAGTGAAACTGCTTCTGTTGCAACTGCAAAGAAATCCACCACTTTCTGATTCTCACTTAACACTTCTTTAAACTTATTAAATATGCTAACAGCAATTCCAACAATTCCACCAATAGCCAATGCACCTTTTAAAGTTTTTCCCAAACTAAAAGAAGATTTTGATGCATCTTTTGCACCCTTTTCTAATGCAGACATTCCTGCTTCTGCATCTTGACTTGTTGTTTCTAAATTTTTATTCAGATCAACAATAGTTTTATTAACATCTTCAATATTTTTAGTTGACTTTTTAGTGTCAGCTACTAATTCAAATTCTATCTTTTCCATTTTATTTCTGTTTTAAATTGTTTCCATCCCTCTCTTATAGTAGTGGGCAGTTTATGTTTACCCTGAGCAATTTTAATATTCTCAGTTTCTCCTTTTGCTATTTGTAATGCTCCTATAATTATTTTTATCATGATACTACATTTAAGAGTTCTATATCACTTTTGCCATTTGTTAAATTTGTTTTAAGTGAGTTGATTATGTATTCTTGTGAGCCAATACTCACTCTGTCATTCATCTTTAAATTATAAATAATTTTTAATGGTAAATAAGCTGTGATTTTTGTTATTCTTCTTTGTTCAGCAAATACATCATTTATGTATGTGCTATAAAATTGGTCAAATAAGTTTTCTGTAAATGCGAAGTTTCTTGTGAATTCATTTCTTTCTGTTATAAAATGTATGTTCTTTTTGCTTGACCCAGAGCTTATTGCTAAACTATTTGATGGAATATTGTAAGCAGTTTGCTGTGTTTTGTTTCCTGATTCAAAACCAAATGAAATTGATGTTGCACTTGTTTGATGAATAGCATAAAAAATTAAAGGCAAACCATGTGTAGCATTTCTGCTTTGGTCTACACTCCATCCCCATTGTATATCAGTAGCACCACCACCTGAAGCATTAAATAATCTTTCAAATTGCATATGTTCAAATGGTATCTCAACTTTATAAGAATCGCCTGGTGCTGTATATTTAGCTTGTTGTAGTGAATAACTATTTGATCCCCATTCTCTATTATCTAATTGTTGATATTGAA